GGATTTCCATCAATGTGGTCAATGAATTTAGGCATAAATCCGTGGTGCATTGCAAAAATTATTCTATGCAATAAATAAATTTTGTAATCAATGCAAACCCTTGACCTTTCGTCTTTTGTTGTTGTTCCAGCCAATTGGTTAACTTTTACATGATTTGATTTACTTATTTTCCAATACAAATTACCGTCTTTATAATTAAATAATGAACAAAAATATGTTTTCATGGTTACACCTTATCAGAAATAATTTCCAATAATACATCAACGCCGCCGCCCTTACGAATTTCACCGCGATTAATCATAAGTACATCAATCTGTCCATCATTGTCATAAACGCCGGCATCCTCTAAACCGTCTAAAACGGCTTTTAAGCGATTATCTAGGTCTGTGATTACCTTTGAACGTGGATATAAAAATAATGTCATTTCAAGGCGTTTGGTGCCAAATTTGGGTATGTTTTGCGCTACGACACATTCTGCCACCGCAGTTTTAAATTCGCGCCCAGCTTTGCTTAATACTGTATGGCCACGAAAATTGCGCCAGTACGTATTCATGCTGGGTGGGTATGGCAATTTAATTATCGTCATTTAACAATTCTTTGACTTTTTCGTGTAAATCTTCTTCACTCCAGCCCCAGTATTTTTGGAAGCCTTTGTGTCCAAGGGAATGAACGCTGGTATTTCCAAGACGGTGGTGCCACATACACAAGGGTATAGTGTTGGCGGTTTTCCTAGGCTGACCATATCGGCGTATATGATGGATTTCCACGGGCGTGTCGGTGTCAGTAATTCCATTTTGCCGGCACAATATGCACCCCAATCTTGCCAATTTAGCATAGTGTTCTTTTTCATTTGCCATTCGCTAGTTCGTACCATTGCTTGTAAAAGTCTTTAAACATACTAAACCCTTGACCAGCAAGCATACATTGTCCATCCGGTTGAACCAAATAATATTTATTGATAATTGTTTCAGTATCGGTATTACCATAAATGATTACAACCATAAAATCTTCTTTTTTTGCTAATGCTTGAAGCAAATACTTTTGGCCTTTGCTTACTTTTTCACCAGGCCGTTTCCATTCCATAATTAAAAAACAACCATTGCGTTCACATATTCCATCTACATTACTTGGTACAAAATGTGAGTTTTCTTCAATTAATCCTTGAAAATCCACATAATCTGTATGTGTCGCATAAGCGTTACGCATTAGCCCCATTGTTCAGTCAAATCCTTTGCAATTAATTCTAAGTCATGCGCTACGTCAGTAATATCTAACGATATTTGATAAGCTTTATCGTATTGGCCTTTTAATGTGGCTTCATGGAAGTCTTTAATTAATTTTAATAAAGCTAAATATTGTGTTGAATAATCGTTCATTTCTCTTGTGCCTTTTTTAGTATTGCTCTAGCAAAATCCTGTATGTCTTTCATGCTTGATTTCAATGTTGCATCTTTTCGCACATCATCCCAAGTATTTGCTATTTCCTCATCTGTTAGTGTCTTTGCTGGATGGGTGTAGAGTGGAATAGCATCAAAAGGTAGCGTATCTCTACGAAAGGCTACCATTGCATTTTCTTCGTCTTTATACATCCACGCTACTGGTTCATTGTTCATTTGGTTAACCTTTCAAGGTTGCGATTGCTGGCTTCTTGGGTGCGCCACGCTTCAAAACGAAGTTTTGCCGATTCCAATCTAAATTTCCACATTTCTGTTTTGTACGTTGCCGCGCCAATAGCTTTGCATAAGTCTTGATATTCTTGGCTGGCATAAGCTTCGCGTTCCTGGGCGCCCAAACTTTGTTCGCTTGATTGTTTCATTTTTATGGCTTTTAGGCTGGATTTATAAGCTTCTAATTCAGCCAGTTCACCCTTTGCTTTAGCGTATTCCGGGGCAAATTCGTATAGATAATCTACACAATCATTGGGGTCAACTACACGGGTTTCAGCTTTCATCGTTCCATCCATATTTTAGCTACTACTAACAAAACAAAAGCCCAAAGCACTAGGCCGCTAAAAAAGAAAAATATAAAAATAAGTTCATTCATCGCCAATCCCCAATTTGTCCACGGTTGCCTTTTTTCCATTGGTCGTACATATCTTTAGCAAGTTGCTCACGGCGGCTATTAAATTTAGAATTAGCAAAATAACCCCTAAAACCGGTAAGCCCAAGCTGGGTACGGTAAACAAGTAACTGTCTGATTTCACATTCATACCGCCATCTTTCCAATGTGTTGTTGGATTCGTTGTCGGTACTGTCCCATTGTTTCCCCGGCATAAGCATTTAGTCCCAATTCACGGCCTTTAGCCATTGTCAATTCATCGGTACTATACCAAGGCAATGCTGGGCGTTTTGCTTCTTTTGGGGTCATGTCCAATTCATCTTCCCAGCGGCCTTGATTAAGCCAAGTGCTTGGATGGGGAATAAAGTCTGATTCAGTACCCTTTAGTTTCCAGTAGGCAACGTGTTGTTCAATGGCTTCCACGGCATCGGATTGTTCTTGCTTTGTAAGCCGGTTAAACGCCCCCAGGGCGGCACGTTTAGCTACCTTCCTGGGGTAATGTTTCCAAAAGGTTTCAAACATTTTCAGCCTGATTGTAATAATTATTGATGGCTTTTATTGCTTTGTCGCAAATTGCATCGCTTCTGCACCAACGGCCATTAGGAGTAAAAAATTCAAAACTTGTTGCATTTTTTTCTAATGTTGCGGTGTATTCATTATCAAAAATTGTTTTTGAATATTCAGTACCGTTTTCTCTAGTAATGAACCAAACGTCTGTAACTTTCATTTTTTTTCCTTTTGTTTTCACGGTAAAGCACCGTATTAATAATTTACTAAAGTAATCTTTACTTGTAAACAATTATTTTCTAGTGATATACCCTAATATCTAATAACTGTTGTATTTATGTTGCTTTTTGGTGGACGAACCTAGCCCACCTAGGTTGCCTTAATAAGTTTTGCTTTTCGGAGCCACTTAACCCGTCAGTCGTTCAGGAAACCGGCACTAACTTCGCCACCGGCATTTGCGCTATTACATTCCTTATCCCCCAGTAGCGCTTCTATTCTGACCGCTGGTGGTGGTGAATCCCCAATCAGAACGATTGCGAATAAGAAACAAAAAACCCCTTAGTGGATAGACTGTATGGAAACTAAACTAATTAAATGGTTCAAGTGCATTTAATTAATTCAGAACAATCTACCCATTAAGGGGTTCTAACTTCAGCGGTTTCCATGTCGCAATGGTTAAAACTATATCACATATTTCCCCATTGGTCAGCCATTGCATCAGCAATTCCTTGATAAGTTGTGCTTCTTAATTTCCAACGGTCTGCGCTGGGCGGCAATTTATGCAAACGTTGTTCACGTCCTTCAACAATATTTGTTGGTTGTAATTCCGGCAAACCCTTTAACCATAAGCAAGTAGCTTTAGTTTCACCATGCCCAAACATCCAAGGTTGAATAACTTGATTTTGCCGCCAACCAATGATTTCTACGGCATATTTGTGCATTATTGGGTTTTCAATTGCAAATTTAGGAATATTGCAATTTAGCAATTTTTTAAAAAAATTAGCACCGTCCCTCATTTTGTCCCAGCGGCCTTCTTGCTTATAAAGCCATGAAACGCCTGAATTACATAAATAAGTGCATGGTGGGTGGGCTACCATTAAATCCCAACCATCATTAATAATGTCAAAAATATCGCCTTGATAGTGCGGCCCAGGTGTATCAGTTGGCAATAAATCACAACTTATGGCTTCATGCCCCCCCCGATGAACGCATCACGTACACGTCCTGAATACTCACAAGCTACTAAAACTTTCATAAATTTTTAAGTTCCGGCCACACGACCCACCAGTTGTCAGGAAACAACGTTTTCCTAGTTACTAATCCATGACTTTCGCGTTCAATGGTTGCGGCCATTAACGTTAACGGACCCATAGGAATAGCATCCTTGTTGCGCCATTGACACACCGCTTGAACGCTTACGCCACATAGCTTTGCGACCTTTGCTGGCTTTCCTAACAAGTCAATTAATTCTGCATTAGTCATTTATTTTCCTAAAATTGCTAAATATTACTTTACAAGAACTAAATTTTACTTTACATTTGTCAGTACGGCAATGTCGCCGTGATAAATAAGGAAATAACAATGCAAAATGAATTAAGTCAATTAATGTTGGAACATGAAGAATTCCTGGAAAAAGCTTTGGATGACATGGAATTTAGTAATGAATTCCTGACCCAAGAACAAGTTGATTGCATCCGTCAAGCTTGTGGAAAACCACGTAATAGTCACGTTAACCCATTGTTACGTGATGTGATAAATGACTTTGCCAATGTTTTTGGAAGTGATTTCAAAAAATTTGATGAAGAAACTAAAAAAATGTTTGGAAAGTGAAAAAAATGATAATCGCAAAAAGAAACAGTAGCGGCACCGGCGACTTTAAATTACCGCCACCAGGTAGCTTTCTAGCCCGTCTATATCGCATTATTGACCTTGGCACCCAAACAACTGAATGGATGGGTAAAAAGAAAATGCAACGCAAAGTATTGTGTATGTTTGAGTTGCACGGGGAAGATAACGATGGCAATCCGTTAGTTATGGATGATGGCAAACCAATGGTCGTTTCAAAGCGTTATACGCTATCCCTGGACGAAAAAGCCACGTTGCTAAAGGACTTACAAGCTTGGCGCGGCAAAGAGTTCACACAAGAAGAATTAGACGGTTTTAGCCTAGAAGTATTGCTGGGCAAATTCTGTATGGTTTCTATCACCCATAGTGAATACCAAGATAAGACTTACGCCAATATTGCCAGCATCAGCCAGGTGCCAGCCGCATTGAAAAAGCTTGGTGAACCCGTTGGTGTCAATGAAACTTTAATGTTTTCTATTGACCCGTGGGATAGAGAAAAGTTTGATAAGTTATCACAAGGGTTGCAAGATTTAATTAAGAAATCTGCTGAATACCGAAACACCTTTGATACTGCGCCAGCTAAACAAAGTGCAACAATTGAAGATGACAATTTTGACGATATTCCATTTTAAGGACCAATATGAAATGCGCTGAATGTAAACATTTTGCTGGCCAGCCGGGCGACCGGTATGGCTTGTGCAGAAGATACCCAAAAAACGAAAATAAATCACAAGAAGATTTGTGTGGTGAATTTGATGCCAAAGTTCAAGTTGAAGTTGTATATGAAACTGTGTACGACATAACAACGGATGAATTCAAACCCAAACGTGGAAGAAAACCCAAAAATGTTGATTAAGGAACGTCAAAGTGAAAGTGGACATTGGTATGACCGGGCTGGCAATCCAGCCTATACAACAGTATCCAAATCTGGAAAACCTAGACCAACAACCTTACGTGACGCCCGCAGTCAAAATTTGTGTCCATCGGTCACTACCATCCTGGGTGTCGCCGCACGACCTGGGTTGGACTTATGGAAACAACATCAGGTTTTATTATCTGCGCTAACCTTACCTAAAGAACCGACTGAATCGGAAGAATCATGGCTTGAAAGGGTCATGATGGATTCTAAGCAAACTGGACGTATTGCCGCGGAACGTGGTACGGCCATCCATGCGACCATACAGGCGTTCTTTGAAGGTGCTTTGATACCTGAAGCCATGCCAATCTGTCGGCCGGTAGAACAGGCCATTAAAGATTATTTTGGGGAACAATTGTGGTTGCCGGAATTAAGCTTTGCACATCCTATGGGTTTTGGTGGCAAATCAGATTTGACGGCCAAAGCAAAGCATGATTTTGCTGGTATTTCTATTGACGTCAAAACCAAAGAAACTACGGATATTTCTAAAGTTGACGTTTATCCGGAACACGGTATGCAATTAGCCGCTTACCGCCAAGGTTTTAATATGCCAGCCGCCAGGTGCGCCAATGTGTTTGTAGGCTACAAAATGGTTGAAGGCACTATTGTTTTTACTGGCGTTAAGGTTATTGAACATACCGCAGAAGATTTAGACCGCTATTGGTTAATGTTTACTAAACTGTTAGAGTTTTGGCAGTTAAAGAACAACCATAAATAGGGCGGTTAACGGGGCGTTGAAGGATGCAACAAGGTGGGGCTTTTCCCCGTTTCGACCCACCAGCTATCAGTTGCCAAATTCACGCCCTACTTTGTTGCAAATTTACAACTAAGGGTATGTCCTAATTAAATATCGCTTTACAAGTGAAGTTTACTTTAGTAAATTACTAATACGGCAACGGTGCCGTGATTAAACAAAGGAAAAAATCATGAAAGCAATCGACATTCAATTAAGCAAAGTTGACCAGTTGGGTATGTTGTTGGCCCAAATCGCTGACTTGGAAAAACAAGCAGATGCACTCAAAAACGAACTTAAACAAAACGAAGGCCACATTGAAGGCAATTTGTTTAAAGCTTGCGTTACCCTTTCACAACGCGCTACCGTTGACAATAAAGCAGTATTCGCAGAAGCCAATGTGCCAGCAGAATTAATTGCCAAGCATACCAAAACTACTGCCGTAATCACTTTAAAAGTTACATCCAAATAATCTAGGACAGGCCGTTGACACTATTCAGCTTTATGGCCCGTGGGGATTTCAAACTAAAAAGACCTCGGCCTGTCACCCAATTAAGGAAAACAAATGAAAGACTTTATATTAGGCGGTTTATTAGGGGCGGCAATAGCCGTGTTTTTAGTAATTGTTTATGGATTTAGGATTGGGGTATATCACTTATGAAAGTTGCTAATGAAGTATTTGAAAATTGGTATAACTCAATTTATGACCATAAACCCGGTGAAGATGATATAAAAGAATTGTTTCGGGAAGCTTTTGAAGCCGGAATGGTTTCAGGTATTACTTTTATGCAAGCACGTATGATTAAAGATGCTGAATACCTTATAGAAGATTACAAAGGATTTCAAGATGAATGAACATATTTGGACGGCCGCTGGCACGGATATAACAATTAGATGGCGTTTGGCTGGCTGGTTGCCACCGTCAGAACTTCAAGAATACCGTGATAAATGGAAATATTATCAAAACCTACCATTACGGCAATTGGACGACCAGGCTAAAGAACAATACGAACAAGTATTGCGTAAAGCTAAAGTCGCCCGTATTCGTTAATATTTACGCATATTAGGTAACGGCGCATCTTTTTGACTAGCGCCTTTACTTTCAGGCTTATGGGCTTTTTCCATAGGCAAAGCAATATGTTTATTAAGCTTTTCTTTTAGCCTGGTTAACTCATGCTCTGTATGTTTTTCATGCTCACGCAAAACAACATAATGACCTTTTGGTGTGCTTGCTAATTTACCTTTTACTTCAAAATTTGTAGCCATTTTTTATCCTTCCAAGATTTGTAATGCTTTAGTAATTTTAGCAATTCTGTCGTCTAAACCCAACACACCGCCGTTAATTTTTCGAGTAATTTCTTCCCAACCTGACACATCAGCCGCGGCGTTTAAACCACGTTTATTCCAAAACCAACCAGCGGATAGCATAGCGTTCATTGGTTCCAACAAAAGGTCAGGATTGTCCATTAAATCCAGTTTAATAGCTTGTCCGCAAAACATATAGTTATCTTTGCCGGTTAGCTGAATTACGCCCCTACCGTGGTATTTCCAGCCATCCCCATCTTCAGTATTGCCCATACGTCCGGCATAGACTTTATTAGCTATTTTTTCAGGGTTATTGGCGTATTGGTCGGCCGTTGCTTGGTCAGGGAATCTTGATGGCCATACACGCATTAATGAAGCGGCAGAATAATGTAAATTTTCTTCTAAGGTTTTAAAGTTGCCTGATTCATGCTGACATTGGCCTATAAACCCAGCCTGGCGTTTTGGCGTGTTAATTTCGTATTTATCAAACGTAGAATTTAATGGGTCAAGCCATTTATCTTCAATACCTAAAACTATTAATTGGTCATTCGTCATCACTATTGCCAATCTTTATGCCAGTAATAAGACCAATAAAACCACCAACAATAGTTTGAAATGCTGGGCCAATAATTTGAAATACTTTTTCATCGTCAACGTTTGGGTCAATAACGGCAAAAGCAAACATAGACAGCATAGCCACTACAACACAAACTAATGACCAGGCGGCAATCACTAAAATATGTTCTTTTTGGTTCATTTTGAAGCAACTCCTTGAACTTTTTCAAAAGTACGTAAACCGCCCATACCAAGCATACCCATCATGAGTTGCCATAAATT